CACGCTCCTTTTTTATTTTATTTTATCTTACATTGATTGGCTGGATTGTGTCAAGTTTTATTATACACCATCATGCTTTCTGCTGGAAGCGTTCATAAGCCTTCTGCGTTTTTTCCGCCCACTCTTCCTCATTGAAAAGCAGGTCTCTGATTTCTTCATACGCCGCCAGCATTTCATTCCGTTTGGCGAGAAGCGAATTAAACGCAGTGATGAAGGCGTGGCGAATCTCGTCTTCCGAAAGGTGCGGGGTTTTGCATTTGGCTTTGGTCTTGCATTGCCATACGACTCTCTTGTATTTGTCTGTGCTGTGCCACATCTTTTTGCAGTAGAATTCTCCGCAAACACCGCAGCGCACCATGTTGGAAAAGCAGCCGCAGCCCTTCTTGTTTCGGCTGCGCCTTACGAATTCCTCCTGAACCAAATCCCAGATTTCAGGCGGGATGATAGCTTCATGGTTTTCGGATACATAAAACTGCTGGACTTCACCATTGTTTTTCTTGTGCCGCTTGGTCAGAAAGTCGGAAGTATAGGTTTTCTGCAAAAGCGCATCACCCTTATACTTCTCATTCTTCAGTACATTGATGACGGTTGACTTCTGCCACGTATTTTTGCCGTGCATCGTCTTGTATTCGCTTTCGGTCAATATCTGGGCGATACGATATGTGGATTTCCCCTCAAGAAACAGCCTGTAAATCAGCCGGACAATTTCCGCCTGTTCTTCGTTTATCACGAACTCTCCGTTCTCGCCCTGATCGTAGCCGAGGAAATGCGTAAAAGCTACGGTCACTTTTCCGTCAGCCATTCGCTTTCGCTGCCCCCATGTGCAGTTTTCCGAAATGGAACGGCTTTCTTCCTGCGCAAGGCTGGACATGATTGTCAGAAGAACCTCGCCCTTTGAATCGAACGTCCAGATGTTTTCTTTCTCGAAGTATACCTCCACGCCATGCTCCTTGAGCTGTCGGATGGTTGTCAGGCTGTCAACCGTGTTTCTTGCGAAGCGGCTGACGCTCTTGGTAATAATCAGGTCGATTTTTCCCGCAAGTGCATCCGCCACCATGCGGTTAAAGCCCTCACGCCTTCTGGTATTCAAGGCGGAGATGCCCTCATCCGTGTATACATCCACGAAAATCCAGTCCTCACGGCTCTTGATGTAGTTTGTGTAGTAGTTGACCTGCGCCTGATAACTGGTCTGCTGTTCTTCCAAATCCGTGGAAACACGAGCATATCCGGCGACACGTCTCTTCTTCTCCGGCGCAACGTGGGTGTGCGGATTCACCTTTGCCGGGATAGAGGTTACAGTTTTTGCCATTCGCTTATCCTCCCGTCCTTTAATTCAATAATGATTCTGTCATTGTAAATCTGAATCTTGGCGATGCGGTCAACAATCAGAAAAGGATTAAACTCCGTCACCTGCAAGGCAGCCAACACCGCTTCATTCAGCGTATCTTCCCGCTGTCTTTTGCAGATGCAGTCCCGTTCCTCTTTCCGCTTTTTGCAGACATAGTATGCCATTTTGGGATAACGCTTAATGAACATTGCGCTTCCGCAGTATCCGCATACAATGATTCCGTGATAAGGGAGCTTTATAATCTTATCCCGCTGTTTTGCCGCAAACCGCTGCTGCGCCCGCTCAAAATCCTCACGTTCAATGATCGGCATATGATCGCCTTCGATGTAGAATTGCTCAACCTCACCATGATTACGGACAAGGCGGTGTGTCAGGTTGTTCTCTACATAGAACTTATTGGTCAGGCGATCACCGATATACATTTCATTTTGCAGCAGATAAGCAACATTTACTCCTAAAAACTCACGTCCCTTGTGGGTTTTGAGTCCTTCGGCATTTAATGTGCGGCATATCTCAGTGACCTCCATGCCCGCATTGAACATATCGAAAATACGCCTGACTATGACCGCCTCTTCTTCAACGACACGGTATTCACCGTCTACAGGCTCATATCCGAAAAACCTGCGCATTCCGCTTGCGTTCATGCCTTTCTCATTTCGCTTTCGGATGCCCCATTTCACATTTTCAGAAATGCTGCGGCTTTCCTCCTGAGCAAAACTCGCAAGGATCGTGAGCATCAATTCGCCGTCACCGGAAAGAGAATTGATGTTCTCCTTTTCAAACCTGACCTCAACACCAAGCTCTTTAAGATGTCGCACGGTATTCAGCAGGTCAAGCGTGTTTCGGGAAAATCGGCTGATTGACTTTGTGAGAATGATGTTGATGTTGCCTTTTTCGCATTCAGAAAGCATTTCCAGAAAGCCGTCACGTTTTTCGGCATTCGTTCCGGTAATTCCACGATCAGCGAATATCCCGGCAAGCTCCCATTCAGGGTTGTTGGTGATAAGTTTCGTGTAGTAGTCAACTTGCCGTGCATAAGAGCGCAATAAGTCCTCACTCTGCATTGAAACACGGACATAAGCTGCTACCCGCAGTTTACTCGTCAGCGGTTTCGGCTTCTGGTTCAGCTTTTTTACTTGCTTTGCCATGTTTACCTCCATTCTTGAATCGGTCTTTGATGTAGCATTCGTGAGAGCAATACTTCCTGTGCTGGTTGCCGTAGGCGGCAAATTCCTCACCACAGAATTGACAGGTCTGGAAGTAGAACGCTTTTTTCTTGACCATTTCGCTGTGAGTATTCCACCATTTCTGGCGGCACTCGGCGGAGCAGTATTTTGTTCTTCGCTTCCCGTACTCAAAGCGTTTACCACAGGCTACGCAAATGTGATCCTCCGCAGCGGGAAGAACGATAGGCGAATAGTGCCTCTTACAGAACGTTTTGACTGTTTCCCGTGGAATCCCGGTTTCCCGTTCAATATCCACAGGGCGGAGTCCTTTGTTCTTCATCATGATAATTTTAGCTTTAGCTGCCTCTGTCATTGTATCACCTCGGACATCATATTAACTCTACTTTTCCCTTATAGCAAGCCATTTCTCGATAATAAATGCGACAAAGATGCGGAGTGTTATTTCTTCGTATTTGTGAGAAACGGAGCGTACTTCTGGCGCATTTTTCGCTCGATCATCGCATATTCCTTTCCCGAAATGCTGCCTTCGGCAAGCATCCGTTTCGCAAGCTGCATGATCACATAAAAACGAAGCTCTGCATTAAAAAGTTTCTTTTCCATAACAACCTCCTATCAGTTCCTTCACTACCAATAGGACAGTTATATGGGTTTTGAGTACTAAAAAAAGGGCTGCCGGAGAAAAAATCATCCCCGACAGCCCATATCTTACGCCTTATTCAGTTTTCCGCTGTATTTCTTCCCGTCCACTGTGACCTCAACCATGATGCCATCCTCCGCAGAAGGCGCAGGCGGATTCGGCAGGACTTCTTCCTTGCCGTAGCCGTTCAGCCCCTTTGCCTTGATGATCGTGGGAAAGTCCTTGTAGCCGATGTCCAGATCGACATTGCCGCTGATGCCTGCGACCTTGCCCTTTTCGGAATGCTGCCAGATGCCATATGCACCGCTGTAGTTGGTCTGGTCAACCCAGTGCGCCAGCCAGATTGTATACCACGATTTGATGTCATCAGCGGTGTGCGTCATGAGCGAGGATGCAGAACCGTAGAGACCGACGAAGTATCCCGCTGCCTCCACTCTTTCAAGGAACGCCCGCATAATGGCAGACACCTTTTCTTTGCCGAGATCAAACTGCTTTTTCTCCTCCAGATCGAAATAGACCGGGAACTCGAACTGCTTTCCCTTGATGACAGACAGGAATACATCCGCCTCCTGACGTGCCTCATCCTCGTCCATTGCGTAGGAGTACCAGTACGCACCGATCGGAATACCAGCAGCCTTTGCGCCTGCGTAGTTGTCCTCGAAACGCTCGTCCTTCTGCTTTACCAGTTTGCCGAAGCCTGCCCGGAGAATTGCAAAGCTGATGCCGTCAGCCCTGACCTTCTGCCAGTCAATGATCCCGTTGTGCGCACTCACGTCAATGCCTTTCATATCCTCGCCTCCGAAATATTCATAGAAATTATCGGTCACGCTGCTGTTGCCCTGCACCTCATCGCCGTACCACTTTTTGCCGGAGCGCACATCGACGTGTGTGTAGATGTAGGCAGGCGTGATGTTTGCGATGCCGCCAAAGCCGATGTCCTGCGCTTTACAGCAAACTGTTTTTGAACTGATAGGCTGACCGTCCTGACCGTAGCAGCAGATATCGGCAGCGTTGCCCTTTGTATGCTGTCCTGTACCGTCACCGCCGACGCTGCGGTCGTGCATCGAGCAGCGGAAGCCGCTGGTCACGATGATTTTCGAGCAATTCAGCGCAGAAAAGAGCTGTTCCAGCTTGTCCACCAGTTCATCAGCAAGGAGCGTGTCGTGCGCCTTGCCGCATTTGCAGCGGAACTCCGACACATTGAAGTGAGCCGAAAGCTGCGTTTTATCATCAAACGGATAGGTCTTAATCATCGTCCTTCTCCTTTCTCCCTGCCTGTTTTTGCAGGACTTCAATGGCATTTTTCAGTGCGGGCGGATACGGAATGCCCATGAGCGATGTATTCTCCACAATGGAAAGCAGCTCGTTCACACAGAATGCGATGCAAACCGCATCACGCACATAATTGGTATTCAGCAGAATATCCAGTCGCACCGCCACAATAATGAGCATGAGGATGCTGCCCTTCTTCGCAAGCCCGTACCAGCCTGCCTTGCTGTTCAGCTTTCCGGTCTTGCTGTGCTTGGACTTTCCCATTGCTCCGGTAATCATTCCGGTTGCAAAGTCAATGCCCATGAAGATGATGAGCGTCACCAGCGCAGAATCCCAGCCCCCGAACAGGGCTGCAATTCCGCCGCCGATTGCGCCGATCACCGTACAGATACTTCCTTTCATGTTGTCACCTCCAGTACCTTAACAGCCCGGATCATCGGGTGTGTGTTGTCCGTCACCGCTTTCCAAGCGAGATAATAGTCGTCAGCAGATACACTGGCGCAGTCATGCAGTACTGTGATGAAGTTGCCGACCGAGCCGAGCCAGCCAAACGGAATGGAAATTGCCTCGCCGCCGCTGACCTTTTCGTGAATGTATCTTGCCGTTTCCGCTGGCGACATCTGCTGACTGCTCTTGCGCACCAGCCACATTTCACCTGCATCGGTCGAGCCGGACTTATAGGTGAGCAGAATCCTGTTTGCAGGCGTGATGCGTACCGGAGTGATACACATCGTATAAATGACAGCGCCCCAGTTGAAGTCCGGCTGATTATAATAGAGTGCATAGGTGTTATCCGCGCAGCAGAAATGTGGATACACATCTGCAAAGCCCGCAATGCTGCGGTAGCCGTCAATATAAAAAGTGTAGATGCTCTCACCGTATGTGGTAAGAGCATCATTTCCGTTTCGGAACAGCGTCACCTCCGGTCTGCCGGACGGGATCTGCAGCACCTTCGGCACGAGTGTATTCAGCTTTTCGGACTCTGAAGCCTGTACGCCCATTGTTACAAGGTTCCGGGCAAGCTGATCGCGCTGCGCATCCAGCGCTGTCAGATAATTTGCAATGCTCATGTCGTCACCTCCACTATAGCTGCAAGTGCGGTCTCTACTCCGGACAGTTCAGTTTCTACGGCAGACAGCCGGG